TGTCGCGTAGGTTGGTCCGGTAGCACTGGCTGTCAGTGTACGGCCAAGGCTTCCTTTGTCTGTAATCTGCGTAATCTGTCCGCTTGATGTTGTGACAGTTGACTCATCTGCGAAGTCATACCAGAGAACTGGATTTAGCCCGGCAATACCTCCAGAAATTGGCCAGATTGCTGCACGCTTGGCCACGCTCTGCTCATTCTGAAACCACAGCCCCGATGCGGTGCTGCCTGTCGGCGTGCGCCTGACGCCCATCAATCCGCCGTTAAAGCCAAGCATCAGCTGATGTCCTCATAGCTGATGACCAGTTCCAGGTCGCTGGCAGCGCTGGCCTGTGCGCGGAGGCTGTGCCCTTCCTCCAGGTAGATGTAAGCCTCGCGGGTCACCAGCACTTGCGTGGCGTCGGCTGGCACGGCGATGGTCTTGCCGATAGCGAAGCCGGTGGTGCCGTTGTAATGCTCCAGGCTGATGTCAGCTGCGCTGGTGCCATCCACGTTGGCGCAGTACACCGAATTGATTTTCAGCACCTTGCCGCTGCTGGCGCCATTGCTCAGCGCTGCAGCCATCGAGGTGGTGACGGCATAGCCCACGGTCTTGCCGGTGACCGTCGTGACTGACGATCCACTTTTGATGTTCGGTGCTGCCATGGATCAGCGCCAGTCGGTGTACAGGTCTTCGCTCCAGTATAGGAACGCGGCAAAGCCATCATCATCTGTGCCGCCAGTAGCCGCCCCAGCGGCCCACGCCACATTCACTACCAGGTCGATCTCGCCGGTCTGCGTTGCAGCGCCAGCAATCCAGATCACATTCACGCCAAGCTCGAAGCCAGGCAGCGGCTCAATGCTCGGCAGCCATGTGCCATCCGTCACCAGCGACACGGTGGTGTCCACGTACCCACCACGCTTCTGCGACTCCCCTGGTGGCTCCTGGTAACGCCAGCGCATTCCAGCTGGCACGATGTTGGACACGCTTGACTGGCCTGCCCAGATCTCAGCCGGCAGGAGGAAGCTGACGAATGAACCCTGCTGCCCGCGGTAGTGATCGCGGATGCTGGCCATCTCGGCCTGGGTCAGGTTCTCATAGCTCAGCTCCATGGTGAGGTTGCTGACACGGCTGCTGTGCAGGAACTTCACCTGCCCGCCACCAAAGCCAACCTCACGCGAGACGGCAAAGCGGCCCATGCTGTAACCGCGGCCGGTTGGCGTCAGTGTTGGGTATGACGCTGTGGTGACCGCGCCATAGAGGAATGGCTCCTGCGGCTGCCAGTCCCATTCCTCCCAGAATGTGGCCATCAGTTCGACAGCGTGATCACGCTGGTGCTGACGCTGAAGGTGCCGCCGGAGGAAACCACCTCGCCGCTGAAGTCCAGGTAGGCGATCAGCTCATCAGCACTGCTCGCACCACCGCGCGCTTTGTAGATCACGCCGCCTGCAGTTGTAAACGTGGCTGATGGCCACGACACCGACGAGAAGGTGAGGATCTTCTTGTTGGTGTCGTTGGTGATGGTGCAGGTGGTGGCGTTGCCGCCAGCGGTGTAGCCAGTGCCGCTGATCTCGCTGCTCACATCATTGCGCCGGTCGTGCCCGTCCTTGCTGGCCGTGTAGCCGACGCCAACCAGCAACAGCTTGAAGCTGTCAACCGCAAAATCCAGATCACCGTTGACCAGATCAGTCAGCACCGAGTTGTAGACAAAGGAAGCCATGGCACCCCTTTACGCTCAGGCTAGCGACATCTTCAGCACTGAAGGCGAGAACTTCGGATAGAAGTAGCCTGCCGATGGTGGCGTGATCAGTTCGCCAAAGTCAATCATAAATAATGCATACATGTTTTTGTAATCGTTTGTGCCACGAACTGTGTTCATGCAAACAATCATGGATCTTGCAGCCAAGCTGCTGGATGGTCCCCAGACGTCTGAGCCTCCAGCTGAACCAAGCTTGTATGCAACAGCTGGGGATGATTCGGCCTGAAACGCATAAAAGGTTTGAAAATCAAAAGGATTATTAACATTGCCGGACCATTTTGTTATGCTATTTTTGAACGGCCCGCCGGATACTATGCTGACGCCAGAATCTAACAATCCGGTCTCAGTGGTCACGCCACCTGAAGTGACTGACTGCTTGAGCGGGCGGTCAAAATCAGCATTAAATACGCTGGAATCGTTTGAGCAATAAAATCCCATCAGCAACTTTTCACCATCGTCTACGTTGAAGCCTCCGCCTATCGATGAAGTAAAACGAGTTATGTCGCCAGCGCTTACGCCGACTTGTGCTGTATAGAGCAGGAAGTTCTTTGTGTAGACGTGGAGAGTTGCAGCCATTGCTAAAGCATGGAAAAGTTGAATAGTCCATCAGTGTGCCACTGCACAACTAATGCAGTGTTGGCCGGAGCTGACAGAGTTGCGCCAAAATCAATTTTGACAAGATCCCTAGTGCTAATGCGCAGGTATGCCGTATTGGCCGAGAGCGAGCCGCCTGTTGCACGCCAGCTGACATCATCTGCTTTTACAGTGGCAGTTCCACTTGCATAGCTATATCGCACATTGGAAAGAGCTTTGCCGCCAGTTGTATAGCCATTGCCATTTGCAATCTCCGTTGAACCATTAGCCAGGATTAAGCGTAAATCTGCCCAAACTGCTTGAGGTACAAAGCGAATAAGCTCCGTATCGTATCGCGTGATTACTACTGTCATTATGGACCACTATCAGTAAAGTCGCCAAGGTTTGGCTCAGTGGTTAGCTTAAAGCCACGCAGTAAAGCCGGCACCTCGACAAATACTCCAGGCTGTCCAGCCACTAAGCTGATGCTGAAGCCCAGTGATGCACCATTGGCTGCGCGAGCAAGACCAGCCGTTACTCCGATGGTGATGGTCGTTGTGAACGGCAGGATGTCCGCCGTAGGTGCCACGGAGCTGCTCAGCGTCACGCTGACACCATGGCTGCCGCAGGGATAATCCTCAACCGTTGGCGGCTCGACATAGCTCCATGCGTAACCCTGCAACGAATAATCAGCCACGCTGCTCACGCCGCTCATCACCTCAGCCGGCAATCCAAAGTTGCCGTATGGCCCGCGGCGCGCCTGGTAGTGCAGCAGGATCGCCAACACCTGCGCCTCGCTCAGGCCGATGAACTCGAGCTGCAGCGTCGAGTCGATCAGCACGTTGGAATGCCGCACGCGGTTCTCCATGCCGTTCACGCCTTGGTAAGCCGTGTTCGGGTAGCTGCCAGGCGTGAACGTCCGGCTGCTTGGTACCAGCGCAGGGAAGGTGCTCATCCGTAGCTATCCAGGCCGTCGTCTGGATTGGTCACGGTGCCACTCGCTGTGCCTTGAACTGGCACGTTGCCGATCAGCACCTCATCCGATGGCACCACAGCATCCTCAACAGCAGGATCAAGCGGTGCCGGTGGGTCGATCACTTGGATGTAAACCTCAGCCGGGATGGTTGAATCCGTCGCGCGGCCGGCATCAGCGTCGCAGCTGGGGCCGGTCTTGGTGGTATCCACCAGGCCAGCTGTATAGGGAACATTGGCCACCGCAACTGCCACGATGCTTCTTCCCAGCGTATCTACTGGATGGTGGATGCACTCGTAGCTCACCACACCTTCCAGCGATTTGCCCATGGTGACCACCTCATAGAGGAAGTCATGCACAGCTTCGCCAACGCCTACCGATGCGCGCGGCAGCTTGACGCGCACGAGGTCGCCAACGCTCACGCTGACGTTGTGCGCCTGGGGCCTTGCCTTGAACGTGACTGAGTGGGTGATGTTCACGCGGCTGGCCAACAGGTAGGCGCCAAACCTGGCAGCGTGCATCCCGCTGGTGCAGAACTCGCTGAGGTCATGCGTTTCGATTGATAGGTTCGTGCGTGCGGTGTCGGAGTAACGCAGCTCCACGGTGCGGATGATGCCGATGTCATCTTCTGCCTGCTGGCGCCACATCACCTGCGCTACAAACGGCTGCCGCTGCGTCAGGTCGCTGTATTCAATGCGGAACGAATCCAACAGGATTGTATCCTCATCAAACTGATACACCGCCACTGAGCTGGTGGTGTTGACTGAACCATCCTCCAGCGTTGGCACCAGCGGCTTCAAGCCGCGTTTGCCTTGCACGCGGCTGGCACGCACCAGGAAGTAAGGCGCCCACTTCGTGATCAGCTCCTCGTAGTTGATGCTTTCCTTCAGCACGCAGTCACACTTCAAACCATTGGCGCTGAGGAATCGCGCGACCGTGGTCAGGCCTGCTGTATCAATCAGGTTGGCATTTAATCCGCCGATGTTGGCAAGCAGCCAGTTGGTCAGGTCTGCGAAGTTATCGCTGGGGCCAAAGGCCTGATCTGCCAACCGCTGCACATACATGCCGCCGCGAATGAACAGATGCACCTGCCGGTCCCACAGCGTTGAGCCATCAGCCACCTGCCGCGAGAAGCTGAGCGTTGAGATGCCTGGGTAGCTGCCAATGCTGCCGCAGTTCTGCGGGCAGTTTGGCAGCGTGTAGCCACTGCGCTGCACAATGGCATTTTCTGGGATCCAATCACCGGCGCGACGGTTGAAGGTTTGGGTGTGGCTGCCATGGCGGCAACCGCCGGAGAACACATCACGCACCGGAATCGAATCCATCAATCCCTCGCCCAAGACCAGCAAGTAGAACGCTGTGACTTGATTGGTGGCGCTGTTCACAAATCGCGCTTCAGTGGCGCTGGGGCTGATCAACACACCGCCAACACCGGCCACCTGGCGGCAGAAGACGATCGGCACCACATCACCCAGGCTGGCAGCTTGCTGTGCCACATCCAGCGGCCTGGTCACCGCCGCCGGTGGCGACGTGGCAGGTGGTGGCACGATGCCGGTCTGAATGCTCATGACCGGCGCTGGGTTCAAGTCCTGCGCAAAGAACGGAATGTCAAGCGCTTTACCTCCACCGGTAGGCGCGGCTGATGGAGTGCTGCGCGTCATGGCCGGAACCCAGTGCCCATGATCGCGCTGGTCAGCGTGCGTGGTGGCACCTGAGCGCCAACAGCGGCAACAGGTGCGCCGAGGGTCATGGTCAAGTTGGTCAGGCTGCCACCGCCGCCCACCACCTGACCGGTGTATGACGCGATCAGCTCCTGCCCTGTCTGCGGGACATCGTTGCCGTTGAGCGCATCGAACTGATAGGTGGTCAGATCCACCAGGTAGGCATTCTGAAGTGCTGCTTCAAATGCCGCCACCACAATGCCGGTTGCAGGCGCTGTGATGCTGATGTCAGATTCAACGCCGCTGGCGCCTTCTGTAAAGCCCTGCGCTGTGAATGCAACGCTGAGCCAGAGATCACCATTGAGCAGCACGGCCTTGCTGTAGTAGCTCTGCCAACGGTTGATGGTGACACCAGCGGCTGAGTAAATCCGAAGGTACTGGGCTTGCGCGCGTGCCATTAGGACAGCCCCAACTGAATCCGCGTCGCCGGATTGCGCAGGCTATCAAATACAGAACGCACGGCCGTCCGCAGGCCAGCTTCAAACTCATCAATCGTGACAAACCTCTGGTTGTCAAATTGAATCACGGGGCCAGTAGTGATCTGAATTATGGGCTCAACGTCAAACGTATTGGTCTGATGAATAGCAAGTTGCTTTGGTTCATTGCCGACTAGCAAGTTTTTATTGGGAGCACTGCCGGTTAAGCCGAGATTGGTGATTTGTTCCTCTAGTCGCTTAAAGCTTTCCCGAGCAATGTCGCTTCCTGTGGATGGTTGCAGGCTGCGCAGCCAGGCGCTGTTGAGAAGCTTTCGCCACGAAAGCTCAGCGTTGTACTGCGCAAAATCTTTCAGCCTTGACTCTGGCAGGATAAATTCACTCTGGCCCCCTTCACCCACCATTGCGATGGTGGGTCTTGTGACCAAACCACCTTCAGCAAATGCTGGAACTTTGATAGGTGTCAACAGTGGCAGCAATCGCAAGCCAAGGAATGGGATTTGCCTCAACCCTTTAAGGATGTTGTTCAGTGCTGCAATCCAGTTATTGAACAGCTCTGCACCAAAGCGAAACGCACCGGCGATGATGCCGCGAACGACGCCGGTGACTGCACCAAACACTGTGACGACGGCTCCTTTTACTTTGCCGAACACTCCTGTCACAAAGCCCGCGGCTTTTTCCCAGTTGCTGCGCCACCACTTGAAGTAGTTCTGAATTGGCTTTTTCAGGATGTTGTTCACAAAGCCATCCCATCCTTTCTTAAACACACTGCCAAGCCAGGTGATGAACTTGCCCAGCGGCTCGCGGAATGCGATGGCCATCGCCACCACCGCCGCCACGGCCAGCACCGTCCAGCCGACAGGGCCAGAGAAGAACGCCAGCAGCGCTGGCAGCACGGTGCCGCTCAGGAAGGCCAGCAGGCCGGTGAATGCAGCACTGATGACGCCCATCGCGGGGCCAAGAGCAGCTGCCCAGCTGGCGATGGTGGCGCCAAGCTTGAGTGCCATCAGGAATCTGCCTGCCATGAGCACACCGTTGATCACCTGCACCAGCGGCCCAAGCGCGATCACCAGGCCGCCAACGGCTCCGATGGTGCCTTGCATCCAATCCGGCAGGCTGCTGAAACCAGTGGCCAGCGAGATGACCAGATCTGTGATTGTGTTGAGTGCTGGCATCAATGCAGTGCCAAGCTTCACGCTGAGCTCAAGCAGCTTGGTCTGAAGCACCACCAGCTTGTCATTGGCTTCATCAGCACCTTTGGCAAACTTGGTTGTCATGGTGATGCCAAGGCTTTCTACTGCTTGACGGCCACCATTAAGCAGTGGAATCATGTCCGCGCCAGACTTGCCAAATAGCTGGATGGCAAGCGTTGTTTTTTTGGCGTCATCTGGCATCATCTTGAACTTGTCGGCTACTTCGAGCATCACCTCATCAGTGCTTTTCATCTTGCCGCTGGTATCCACCGCACTCAATCCAAGCGCTGCTAGAGCCTTCGCCACACCTTTCGGCCCTTCAGCCAGTTCCTTCAAGGACTCGATTTGTTCTTTGCTTGATTGCTTGATCAGCTTCACCTGGCCATCAGCGTGCTCCTTAGTCAGGTTCTTCTCTGTATTGATTCGGGCCTTGATCTGTTCTTCTTCGGCACGCTTGCGCTCTTCAAGCGCATCTTCCTGTTGCTGCTGCGCATCACGAAACTGCCGCGTGCGTTGCGTCTGCTGCTGCTGGTAGCCACGATCCAACGCCTTCA